CGCGCCAGCACCCGAGGTGACGGCCACCACGGAAAGTGCACAAAATGCGCCGGAAGCAGCTGAACAAGCGTCGGAACAGACTGAGGAAAAGCGTTACACCCAGGCTGAAATAGATGCGATGATCAGCAAACGCCTTGCAAGAGAGCAACGCAAGTGGGAACGAGAGCAGAAGCTGAGGGCCGCAACGCCCAATGTGCCGTCTGGTGATTTACCGACGCAAGATAGTTTTGCATCGACCGAAGACTACGCGGAAGCGTTAGCCGAACGGAAGGCAGCAGAGTTACTTGCACGACGTGAAGCAGAACGACAGCGTGCCGAAGTTCTTGAGGTCTATCACGAACGCGAAGAAGAAGCGCGGTCTAAGTACGAAGACTTTGAACAAGTCGCGTACAACCCCCGTCTTCCAATCACGACAGTGATGGCCGAGACGATTCAAGCCTCTGATATTGGCCCCGAGGTGGCGTATTACCTTGGATCTAATCCAAAAGAAGCTGATCGTATTGCCAAGTTGTCGCCTTTTTTGCAGGCAAAAGAGATTGGGAAGATCGAAGCTAAGTTAAGTGAAAATCCTCCTGTTAAAAAATCGTCGAGTGCCCCAGCGCCGATTCAGCCTGTCACTCCTCGGGGTGGCAACGCAAGAGTTTTAGACACAACTGACCCGCGTTCGATAAAGGAAATGTCAACGTCAGAGTGGATAGAAGCCGAGCGTCAAAGGCAAATTAAGAAATGGGAATCTCAGAACCGAGTCCGCTAACTTTTTAAAAAGGAATTGTCATGGCAAATAGCCTACTTACCATTGACATGATTACCCGCAAGGCGCTTGAAATCCTTGAGAATAATCTTGTCTTAACCCGTAACGTAAACCGTCAGTACGACGACAGTTTTGCTGTTGAAGGCGCTAAGATTGGTTCAACCCTGCGTATCCGCCTCCCGGACCGCGCTCTGGTTACCGACGGTGCCGCGCTGCAAGTTCAGAGCGACAACGAGCAGTTCACCACGTTGACTGTTGCTTCGCAGAAGCACATCGGCGTTAACTTCACATCTGCTGAATTGACGTTGCAGTTGGACGATTTTGCAGAGCGTGTGCTTAAGCCTCGTATTAGCCAGCTTGCTGCTAGCATTGACGCTGACGTTGCAAACTCGTACAAATACATCGGTAACACCGTTGGTACGCCTGGTACAACGCCTGCTACATCGCTGGTTCTGTTGCAAGCACAGCAGAAGCTCAACGAGAACGCTGCGGTCATGTCACCCCGTTACGCCACAGTCAACCCAGCCGCTAACGCTGGATTGGTTGAAGGCATGAAAGGTCTTTTCAATCCCACTGATACAATCAGCCGCCAGTTCAAGAACGGCATGATGGGCATGGGTGTGCTTGGGTTTGATGAGATCAATATGTCTCAGTCGATCAAGCAGTTCACCACTGGTTCGCGTACGGCTACCGGCGGCACGACCTCGGCTGCTGTAACGAGCGAAGGCGCAACCACTATCGCTATCACAGGCGCTGGTGCTAGCGCAACGGTTAAGGCTGGCGATGTGTTTACCGTGGCTGACTGCTATGCAGTTAACCCACAGACACGCGAGTCCACTGGATCGCTGTTCCAGTTCGTTGCGACGGTTGACGTCACACTGAACGGCTCTGGCGCGGGTAACATTACTGTTGCTCCTATCTATTCAGCCTCTAACGCTTTAGCTACGGTAGATAGCCTCCCCGCAACCAGCAAGGCCGTGACTTTTGTCGGTGCAGCTTCATCGCAGTACCCACAAAACCTCGTCTACCACAAAGACGCAATCACTTTCGCTACTGCCGACTTGATGATGCCGCAAGGCGTTGACATGGCGTCGCGTCAGGTTCATAACGGTATTTCGATGCGTATTGTTCGCCAGTACGACATCAACAACGACCGTATGCCCTGCCGTATTGACGTGCTGTACGGCTACAGCGTGATTCGTCCTCAAATGGGTGTTCGTCTCTGGGGCTAATCAATAAGGGGGCTTCGGCCCCCTACCAAATTATTTTTTGAAAGGATCTATCATGGCAATTCCTAATGGTGCTGGTGGCTACCAGTACAACGACGGTAATACCGGCGAGGCTTTGTTGTTTGTTCAGGGTGCACCCACTGCGCTGACCGGCGCAGCAACGGTTACCGCAGCACAACTGGCTAATGGTCTGTTCACGTTCGATGGCACCGCTGGTGCTATGACGTTGCCGACCGTTGCTTTGCTTGAAGATGAAATTTCTTCAGCAGCTAAGGTAAACGCTGCGTTCACGTTTGCAGTCGTCAATATCGATGGTACTGACGCTGTGACTGTAACCGCAGGCACGGGGTGGACGATTGTTGGCACCGCTGCGGTGTCGGCTAATACGTCTTCGCAGTGGCTAGCCCGCAAGACCGGCGACGGTACTTGGACGGCTTATCGTATTGCGTAATTGATAGGGGGTTCGCCCCCTATTTTTAAAGGAAAAAATCATGCCCAATACCAAGCCAGTTGGCGTCGCGTTTTCCGACCCCGAACTAGTTGCGGGAACTACGATTACCGGCGCAACGATTAGCAGTTCTACCATTGCAAGTGGCACCTTAACCAACGCGTCTTTAAGCGTTGATGTCGCTAAACCTGCTGCTGCCGGGTCTACTCGCGCAGACGCAACAACTCTTACAGCTTCTTTTAGCTGGGTTACTGGTGCAGATGCTACTAAAGGTGTTGTTCTCCCAGCGCCTACGCTGGACGTCTTGTCGTGCTTAAAAACGACGACACAGCAAACGCTGTATTAAAAGTCTACGCTCCTGGCAGCGCCAAGATCAACGGCGTTGCAGGATCTACGGCTTTTTCTATGGCTGCTAAAACTGCATGTTGGTTTGTGGCGTATGACGCTACAGACTGGTTTTCCGTCCCCTTAGTTGCTTCTTAATGGTATGGGGGCTTCGGCCCCCAATTAAATTATGGCCGTCATTTATCTACGTCACACCGCGCATGGTGCTAAAGTTGCAACATCTGACATGGAAGCTGACCGTGACAGAGAAAACGGTTGGGAAGATTTTGATCCTAACGATTTAACTGTTGAATCTGCGTCGGACGAACTTGAGCCTGTTAACGAACTTCAACCTCGTCGTCGCAGTCGTAGGACTCAGGAGACTGAACTATGACCACTGCTGCTGAACTTATTGACGGGTCGCTTAGACTCCTTGGCGTATTAGCGGAAGGTGAGACACCCTCTGCGGCTGTTATGCAAGACTCCATCATGGCGATGAACCAGATGATTCAGTCTTGGGGCACCGAACGCCTGTCAGTGTTCAGTACGCAAGATCAAGTGTTCACTTGGCCTGCTAACGTCCTTTCGCGCACGTTAGGTCCGACGGGCGACTTTGTAGGCAATCGTCCTATTGAGATCGACGACGCCACGTACTTTAAAGATCCTTCCTCTGGGCTATCGTTTGGCGTTAAGTTGATCAACCAGCAGCAGTACGATGGCATCGCGTTTAAGACGGTGACGTCAACATATCCGCAAGTCTTGTGGGTCAACAACACCTTCCCGAACATCGAAATGTATGTTTACCCTGTGCCCATCAAGGCGCTGGAGTGGCACATCATTTCAGTACAAACGCTTGATGAAGTAGCGAGCGTTGCAACGGATATTTACTTCCCACCAGGCTATCTGCGAGCGTTTCGCTACAACTTAGCTTGTGAATTAGCGCCTGAGTTTGGTATTGAGCCGTCGCCTCAAGTGCAGCGTATTGCGATGACAAGCAAGCGCAACATCAAGCGTATCAACTTCCCCGGCGATCTTATGGCTATCCCATACCCGATTGTTGCAACGCGTCAACGGTACAACATCTACGCTAACAACTTCTAATGAAAACGCCGATCCTAGGCTCATCCTACGTTGCACGGTCCGTCAACGCAGCCGATGCGAGGATGGTCAATTTGTTTCCGGAAGTTGTGCCCGAGGGTGGCAAAGAACCCGCGTTTCTTCAGCGCTGTCCTGGTCTGCTAAAACTAGCAACCATAGGTACAGGCCCGATCAGAGGATTATGGACCTTTTCGTCTGACAGCAGGGTTGCGTTTGTAGTATCAGGTAATTCGCTATACAAAATTACGACCAACTACACACCGACGCTGATTGGCACAATAGCAGGCGCAGGACCAGTAAGTATTGCTGATAACGGCACGCAAGTTTTTATTGCGGCTAACGGGCCAAGCTACATCTATAACAACGTCACTAACGCGTTTTCGCAGATCTTTGACGTAGATTTTCCTGGTGCAGTGACGGTTGGCTACCTTGATGGCTACTTTGTGTTTAACGAGCCTAACAGCCAGCGCATCTGGGTCACGCAATTGCTTGATGGCACGTCCATTGACCCGCTTGACTTTGCTAGCGCAGAAGGCTCGCCTGATGGCGTGGTGGGCCTTATCGTCGATCACCGCGAAGTATGGGTCTACGGTACAGGGACGGTTGAGGTTTGGTACGACACCGGATCGTCTGACTTTCCGCTTCAGCGCATCCAAGGCGCGTTTAATGAGATCGGGTGCATCTCCGCGTACACGATTGCCAAAATGGATAACGGGCTGTTTTGGCTTGGTGCAGACGCTCGTGGGCAAGGTATTGTCTATCGCGCTAACGGCTACACCGGTCAGCGCATCAGTACGCACGCCGTTGAATGGCAAATCCAGCAGTACAGCACGCTAACCGACGCAATCGCCTACACATACCAGCAAGACGGCCATAGTTTTTACGTCCTAACGTTTCCTAGCGGCAACGCAACTTGGGTCTACGACGTCGCTACAGGCGCATGGCATGAGCGTGCCGGTTGGGATAACGGACTATTTACGCGGCACCGCAGCAATTGCCAGATGGCGTTTAACCATAAAATTGTCGTTGGCGATTATCAAAACGGCAATATCTACGCACTCGACTTAAATACTTACGCTGATAACGGTCAGACGCAAAAGTGGCTGCGGTCCTGGCGGGCGCTGCCCACCGGTCAGAACAACCTTAAGCGCACCGCGCAGCATTCGATGCAGATCGACATCGAGTCGGGCGTTGGGCTAAACGGCATCCCTTTGCAAGACAGCTACCTGACCACGGATGTCACAGAACCCATCAACTATTTCTTGTTGTCTGAGGGTGGTGATTCGCTGATTGACGAAGACACGTCTGTAGAGTCGATCTACCTAACGACAGACATTATCGAGACCAACGACTACTTCTTAGTGTCTGAAGACGGCGCGTACTTTATTGAAGAAGAAATGGCGGGTGTACAAGGTGCTGACCCCGAGATCATGCTGCGCTGGTCAGATGATGGCGGGCATACGTGGTCTAACTACCGCACAGCATCGATTGGCAAGATTGGCGAATACTACCGCCGCGTATGGTTCCGTAGGCTGGGTATGACGCTACAGTTGCGCGACCGAGTGTACGAGTTGTCGATGACGGACCCCGTAAAGACAGCGCTGATGGGCGCAGAACTTCTAATCAGCCCGACCAATGCCTAGTCCTAGCGCCACCCCAACGCCGATCACGCCGCCGCGTGTGCCGTTTATCGACGCACGTACGGGATTAATCGACCGCGCTTGGTATCAGTTTTTCTTATCGTTGTACCGCACCGCCGATACATTCGTTAACGATAGCGTTTCTAACCTAGGGTTGGAGTCTCTTATCGCCTCGTATGACGCTGCGCTTCAGACGTTGGCGCAAGAAGTGCAGACTCAGCCACCTAGCGAGTTTGGTTCACTGCAACAGCAAATTGATATGCTGCGTCAAAAGCTAGAGACACAGCCAAGCAGTTTGATTGACGACATCGCGCAACTGCAAAGTCAGATCCAAGCGTTGCAAGTCACGCCACCTCCGAGAGAGTTTAAGCGTTCGCGGTTTGGTCAGTTTTCTGACAGCACTACGCAAATCCCTGCGGCTATCAATACGCCTTACGCAGTTACGTTTGACACGTCTGACGTAAGCAACGGCGTCTATATTGGCTCGCCAACCTCAAGAATTTACGTCGATGAGCGCGGCACTTACAACTTTTTGTTCAGTATCCAACTGGATAAGACAACTGGTGGCGTAGGTATTGTTTGGATATGGCCGCGAATTAACGGTGTTGACGTACCTAACAGCAACAGTCAACTACGATTGCAAGGCAATAATGCTGAACAACTTGCTACTATTGGGTACTTTTTTAAACTTAATGCTGGCGATTACGTTGAAGTCATGTACGCGGTTGATGATGTAACGGTGCAACTGACATCGTTTGCATCTTCTGCGTTTTATCCCGCTGTGCCAAGCATTATTCTTACTGTCAGTAACAACATTGAAGGGGTTCAATAATGGCAGTTACCGTTAAAGTGCTTGTTCCGGCCAAGACGGTCGAATCATCACAAACTACGCAGTACACCGCGACCGGTGTGACGGCTATTATTGACAAGTTTACGGCTACCAACTACAGCGCCAGCGCTGCGACGATCAGCGTCAACCTTGTCACTGCCGCAGGGTCAGCGGGCAACAGCAACTTGATTACGAAGACCAAGACGCTACAGGCGTCTGAGGTCTATACGTTTCCTGAGTTGGTCGGACAGGTGCTGGGTGCGGGCGATTTTATCAGCACGATTGCTGGGACGGCTAGCGCCATTAACATGCGCGTCAGTGGGCGCGAAGTCACATAAGGAGAGAAGTTATGGCCGCATGGTTGTTACCCGCAGCAATTCTTGGTAGCGCACTCTTTGGTGCCAGTTCATCTAAGAAAGCCGCTAGCACACAAGCTGACGCGGCTAATCGCGCTGCTGACTTGCAGATGCAGCAGTTTGAGCGTCAGGTTGAACTGCAAGAGCCTTGGCGTCAGGCGGGCATCACTGCGCTCAACAAACTCACGCCGTTGGCAACTGAATATACGCCGTTCGGTATGGATCAGTTTCAGCAAGACCCAGGCTACGCCTTCCGTATGAGCGAGGGTATGAAAGCACTAGAACGCTCGGCAGCCGCGCGTGGGGGCTTACTGTCAGGTGGCATGTTAAGAGGTTCCCAACGATACGGTCAAGACCTGGCGTCG